TTTCGCAACGTTAGTTGCGTTTTAGCAGAGGCCTTCCCGCCTTCCCCCTTTCTGTTCGTTGGTTCTCAATGTAGTGTTCGACTGTTTCTTTTGACATATCCCCTAAAGTGCCCATGTAATAGCTTGGCGACCAAAGGTGACCGCCCCAAACTATTTGTCGTGTTTCTGGATGAATTTTGAACCATTCGCGTGCTGAGACACCCTTTAATACCTTGACAATATTGGCCGGCGCGTACTTTGGTTTAAAGCTGATTAGCAGATGGATATGATCAAGCATGACTTCGCCTTTCTCAATTTCAATTTCGTTTTGATTCGCAATGTTTTGCAAGATTGTCAACATCTCCTTTGCGAATCTTGGTGTGTTAAATATTTGTTTCCGATACTTCGTTACCCAGACTAAATGGAAGTGAAAGTTATAAACATATCCGCGTTCGTGTTTCGCGTTTTCTTTTGACATATAATTTACTCCTAACGTTTATAGATAAACGACTTCGTTGTTTAAATGAGGTGACAGTCGTATAATAATTATAGTCTAAGGAGGTGATATATGTGACTAAGAAAATGTCTGAGTTCAAATACCATTACGGAATTAAAATGCGAATATTCCCATCTCGTGAGCAGAAACATCAGCTTGACAACAATATCAACGCAAGCCGTTTTGCTTACAACGAAATGGTGGCTATCGACAAAGAACTATTTCAATTGCGTAAAGTAAAGTGTTACATTGCTTCGGTTGTTAATCGCATTGCCTACCTGCAGAAACGTAAAAACAACACACAAATGTTGTTTGCACTACATCCTTGGTTATCAGGTACCAATGTAGGTACCGACGTTGTAGATCAAGCACGACGAGCTTATCAGAGCGCGTGGCGTTTATTTCGACAAGTACACAGATCTGGCACACCAAAGTTCCATAAAAAGCAGATGAGTGGCAGCTTTCAGCTCCCAAATCGCTATGCTAAGGTTCAGCCGAATTTGTTCAATGGCAGTTGCCGTTTTCTCGATTCTAAGCATGTTAAAATTAGCTTGATTGGCCGATTGCGTGTGTCTGGGTCACATAGACGCTTGTTTAGTTGTGGCAATGATGTTCGTATTGGAACAATCACTGTCTCACGCGATGCCACTGGGCGTTACTACTTATCTATGCAACTAGGATCGGACACCCCGTTTGTTGTGGGTGGCAAGCAACAGATCTCTCCAGTAGGCATTGACCTAAATACTGACAATTTCCTAACTGATTCAAACGGCAACATCGTTGCCAATCCACGTTACTATCGCTCTATCAAGGGCAAGCTAGCCAAAGCCCAACGTAAACTTTCTCGTCGTGCGCTACGGGCTAAAAAAGAAAATCGGCCGCTTCGTGAAGCTAAGAATTATCAGAAACAACGTGTATTGGTGGCCACCCTCCAGCGAAAAGTTGCTAATCAACGTAACAACTTTCTACATCTTGTCTCAACAACACTTATCAAGAACCACGATTTAGTTGTTGCAGAGGAGTTGCGGAGTAAGAATATGTTACGAAACCATGCATTGGCAATGAGCATTGCTGATGTTGGCTGGCGAACTTTTTTAGGCATGCTGGCCTATAAAGCCGACCTATACGGCCATAAATTTGTCACCGTTAATCCGCGTAACACGACGCAAACCTGTAGTGAGTGTGGATATTTGATGTGCGGTGATAAAAAACTGACCTTAAAAGATCGTGAATGGACTTGCCCACAGTGCGGTAATCACCACATTCGCGATTGGAATGCTGCTAAAAACATTCTCAAAAAAGGCTTGGCAAGTGCTTAACTTGTTTGTCCGTCTGGCAACCTGCGGGCATAAAAGGCTTTGATAATTAGCACGTAAGACCTGCATGCAGGCAATTGCTGTATCTAAGCAAATTGTGGTCGTTGCACCGCTAGGTGCAGTTCTCACAAGCTTCCGACTTTAGTCGGGAGTGGTTGACTATGATCCCCTTTGATTATTGCTATAGTTACCCTGCACGCCGATTCTTTTTAGCGTTTCGGCGTCTAACTTGATACCCGCTGTTGTTACATGATGCTTATATGCAAAGGCCGTTGGCCCGATTGTCTCAATTTCAGTATGGTGTTCTCGACATAAACACATTACATGCCGCTTTGTATGGTCCACGTGGTTACGGTTGACTCCACTGCCGATCACGTCCACATGATGGATATCCGCATGTTCAGCACCACAGACACAGCAAACTCGGTGTCGACAACATTCAAACATGTAATATGCCTCGTTTCTGGGCAATAGTTCATAGCCTTTTTTGAACGGCACCCGCCACGTAAACATGAAATCGATGACGAGGTCTAATAATATATTCCCATCACTCACCGAGTTGGTGGAATCGTCTGCCAGACTGATTTCCTTGCCGTCCGTGTATATCGAATATTGCATATAGAACAGCTCTTTGAGAAAATCCTTTGGTGTTATTGACCATTCCATAATGTCGTTCAGCAGGGCGAAGAATAAGCGTCTCTGTGCCGGTCTCACCTTACGGGTATCAGCCAGCTCCCAATCCATGTAGAACTCGCTGGTCGAACCCGACACGGTCTCGATATGCTCAAAGTTCGGTGCTTCGTCCAGCTCTGTGACGAGATATTGCTTGCCGTCCTGTTCGATGCATTGTGTACGTGAACGTTGCATCATACCGAACCTTCCTGCTGCTTTTCGTGCTTTATTTTCTCTAGGCGGGCAATTACTGCAGCCTGCTGCTCGTCAGTAACACTTGGTTGAGATTTAGGTGTCGTCTTGGTGTCATCGGCCCAGGCGGGCAACGTTTCTGTGATCTGCCCTCGTGGTCGACTACCTCTAGCATTGCTCAAACGTTGCTCATGCTCAGTATTGGCTTGTTGTGCAGCTTTCAAAGTCGTTATCTTAAGGTCTAGCCAGCCTTGGACAACCTTGCCCACGTATTTGTCTGCCGCACGGGCTTGTACATCATGGTGGCCAGCGACTTCAATGGCATACTGAACCAGATCAGGACTGAGACTGGTCATCCATTCGTCGAGGTCTTGCCGAGCAATCGCATTGGGAAAGCCCCAAAGATTTTGCCAGAGGTCAAGCACACGTGCGCGCCCGTCATCATCTTCTTGTTTTGTTTCTGTTTTGTTTAGTTTAATTAATGTGCTACTGTCTTGCACACTCCCTTGCACACTACCTTGTGTACTGTCTTGCACACTACCTTGTGTACTGTCTTGCACACTGTCTTGCACACTGTCTTGCGCACTATTTGACGTATAAAGTACACATACACGATATGAGGTAGCTTTGCGACCATTTGATTTGAAGTCGATTAACCCTAACTGCCTTAGGATATTTCGGTCTTTAGCTATCCCGGACCGAGATAATCCCGAAAGGTTTTCAAGCGTTGAATTTGCTACTGTGAACCAGGTTTTCCAGTTGGACTTATTGTTTATGGACATTAGCGCGTACCATAATGCATTCTGCCCAACTGAAAGTTTGGTGTCATACAGTTTGAAATCATCAAACGCTCGAAGTTGTTGGATATAGTTCAAGTCGCCACCTCCTAACTGATTAAGTCTTCAATACTCGTGATGTCGCCCAGCGTCTTAGTGCTCCGGCAATAGTCGCATTGCTCACAGCGAGTGGGTTCCACATTGCCATGCATAACATCTAAAATATGCTGTTGACCTGCTTTGACGTCGTCTAAAGCCCAGCCAAGTTGTTCATCGGGAATCGATAACACCGCCTTATCGGGCGGGTCTTGTTTCGTGACACCCACGATGTACGGAGTGCAATCAATGCCGAACGTCTGCTTGATCAGCTCTCTGTATACCGCCATTTGAAGCTGGTAGTTGTACTTGGTGACAAACGGTACATATTTGTGTTCGTCGGTATCCCAATATTTCATATGGAGGTCACGAGTCGTTTTTAAATCAATGAAGTAATTATTGTCGAGATTCAGGCAATCGATTTTGCCTTTCCACGGTACCCCTTCAATCTTGCCGGTGACGATCACTTCTTTGTCGCCTTGATAGAACTGCTGGAACGTCTCGTCTTCATCAAGCGTTTTAATCATCATCTCGGCCTGCTGATAAGGTTTCAGTAGCTTGTACGGCTTACGTGAACTCTTGAGCTCGTCCTTGTGTTCCTCGATAAAGGCTTCGTGAGCTGCCGGTGATTCAAAGTAGCTGTGGAGGTAGTTGCCAACGAGGAGCGCTGTGGCGTCCATCTGTGCCCATTGGCCAGCTTGCTCGGCTAATGCTTCAGCCTCACAGGCTTGGTACCGTTTGTAAACGGTGGGCGATAGATAAATATCGTCTGTCCAACGATCATAGTAATTACTTTTCGTTAATGGCTTCGAAGATACTTTGTTGTTCTTCGTCGGAGAGATACTGGTCGTCATGCGGATCACCACCTTTATTTACGATGTCGGGTTCAGGTTCTTTAGCTGAATCGGGCTTAGCTTGCGTTTCTGCGGTAGGCTTGTCGTCTACTGATTTAGCTTTCTGTGTCTTTTTAACCGTTTCGCTTACTGCTTTACTAATGATATCTTTAACGTTGCTAGGTGTTGATTCTGTAGCTTGTACAGTCTGCCGCGCGTTCATGTGGTCATTGAGATTCTTGTCATCCTCGGTATACATATCACCTAGTGTTTCTGGAAAGGCTTCTCGTAATGCGTTAACCATGGCTGACTTACGAATCATGTTACTGGGCATTGATTTCCACGTTGCTTGGGCTTTAGAAAACTCATTAAACGCAATTTCAATATGCGTATCTTCGCGATCATCACGTTTAACGGTCGCCCAGCCACCAATCAACACGTCTTTCGGTAACTTTACAGCACCGTTTAATTGCACGATTTCATCACCACGAGCGACCATGATGCCAGCCTTGATTCCCTTGTAATGTGGGTTGCTGTTGGCCCGTTTCATGAACGCTTCTTTGCTGGTGATGATGGAAGCCGGCGAGTTACCAAATTTAACTAGATATGCTTCGTTAAGAAACGGATTTAAATGCTGGTACTTCGCTAGATTCATGAACATGACAATTTCTTGGTCGGTGACGTTTCCGTTGCCTCTCACTAGGTATTGTTTGACCATTTGACCGCTTAACTTAACCTCTTCACCATTCGCTTTGTAGATGATCGGCGTGCTTAAAATTCCTTCACTCATGTGGTTGACCTCCTGTTTTTTTCATTTCTTCGTGCCAGTCCTTGCAGAAAATATTGTCCTGTACGTAAATGACGTAGCTTACTTCGGGAAAGGTGGTCACCAGTGCTGGAACTAATTCGGCATAAGTGTCATAGCCGCTCTCACCATATGGTTCCAAGTAAGTATTAATATCGTCCACATCATCTAAGATAAAAGTGGCATCATCTACCTGCCAGTAGTAGCTAAAATCGGCTAGTTCGTAGCCCTCAGTGTCTTTTCTAACCGCCTGCTTATCCAGGTATTCCCATTTATGCCAGGCTATTGAAATCATTAGATCAACCTCTTTTCTTCGATCTGGTCGCGAAGTGTGGTTTGAAGTAATACGCCATTGCGTGTACAATTGAAGTGAAAAATGTTTAACAATGCGTAGATGTTAGTTTGCTCTGAGTTGCCGCTCAGAGCTTTTTTATTTGCCTTGCGTTCCGAAAAAATCATCGGTGAAGTTTTTAAATTCACGTTTCACATCCCCTTTCTGATACCGGACGTAGATACCGCCGGCCAGCATAGTGACGACTACGATTAAAACGATGATGCCAAAGCCTAATGTTTCCATGTGCTCATCTCCCAGCGTGTGGCCCGTATTTGTGCTCCAACATCAAGCGGTCTAAATCGTAACGATCTACGCGATTAATACCACCAATCTTGATAACGTCAACTAAGCCTTGCTTGCGCCATTTATCGAACGTACCGCCTGTGACACCCACATAAGTTGGCGCGTCATGTAACTTCAAGTATCGAGGCTGTAATTCATCGGCCATTCGGTCAGCGATTAGGCTTAGGAGCTTCGATACATCTGGTAATTCCTGAACCTCTTCCATGTGGTCATCCCCCGCATTTTTCATTGAATTTCTTGATAAGCTCATTTGCGTCAAGTCCTACATATTTGCAAAATGTCAGTAGTTCAGTGATTTCTGAACCAATCTCTTCCATCAATTGTTCTACATAGTTATTGATACATTCATAGTCCTTACCCGTGCGATGTTCCTTGGGAACCGCCGCACTCTCGAACGCCTTATCTTGAACCTCTTGCCGATCGTGCTCTTCCTTCTTTTGGTCTACTGTCGTAGCAAATAAATCTTTGCTAACGCGTTTGCTTTCCTTAAATGAGAGAATGTTGTAATCGGCTCGGGCCAGTGAGTAATGAAGTGCGACGCTGTGAATCTCTTTAGCGACGGTCTTCATAATGCTGGAGTCCATCTTGTTCTTGCCGTTTCTCCATCTTGTGACGGACGATTTAACAACCGGAATGGATTTGGCTAGCTTAGTAGCGGTAATTTCGTGTTGCTTGTCGTTCAAGGCTAAGTCGAGTTGGACTGCTTCCTTACGTTTCTGCATGGATTCACCTCCTTTCAGCAACTTAATTTACTGATATTGTCTCCTTTATTGGATATATTGGAGACAGGTTAAGCTAGTTGCTTAATGAGTGCCAGCGTCGCAGTTGACGGTACCCAATTGCTCACGTAATCCTGAACATTTTGGAAGTCACCCTCGCGAAGCTGTGAACGTGTTTGGATACCAGTAATCTTCTTAACACCGCCATTGATGTCCTTGTACAATTCGCGACGTTGTTTCATATTCAAACCTGTTTGCTGAGCATTAATGAAGTTATTGATGGTCTTGCTAATAGCCTTAGATAAATAGTTGTATTCGCCTGGAGCAAGAAACTGGTTATCTTCTAGATCAGTTACGCGACTGTCGATTTTTTCTATCCGCTGGGTTTGGTCGTTAGTAACTTGCATAACTAGTTGTAATCGTTCAGCGGGGCTTTGTGGCAGTTGAGCTTGCTTTTCCATGGAAATGAAATATTGACGAGCTTGCTTACCTTTCTTAGTTCTTTGAATCATGGATAGCTCTTTTGCCATATCCAAAGTTAAGGCGTGATTTACTTGAGGACGACCACCTTGAGGTTTTACTCTTTTTCCAGTAAAACTAATGAAATCAACGTTTTCAGTGAATCCATACTTCTGCATATCTTTAAACCAATCGTTATAGCGTTCTTTAACTTCAAGAAAATTGTGAAGATCACGACCGTCCACTGCAATGGAACCGTTACTTTGCTTAAAAGTTTTGATTAATTCGTTCATTCAAATCATCCTTTCGTTCTTTGATGAATCACTAACTACTCGCAGTAATTTTGTCAGAATGCTCGGTGCCTTGTATAACAAGTCGAACGTTTTGGTTAAAAAAAACATCATCAACTGTTACATTTAAAGCATTTGCAATTTTCCACGCCGTATCAAGACTGGCTTGTTTATGACCATTTTCTATCGTGCTTAGCCCAGGCCTAGAAATGCCTGCTAATTCTGCAAGCTTTGTTTGCGAAATTTTCTTGTATTCTCTAATAACTCTCACGTTATTCTTCATCTAATCGCCTCCTTTGACTATGTATTCAGTGTACTACCAGATATACTTAATGTCAATCATGTATAACACATTTTTCATAGTTTTTTTGTTCTCCATGTAATACAATTTAAGCATAAGGAGTTGGCACAATGACAGGTCTAGGAAGATACTTAAGCGAAATTAGAAATAAGCGCCATCTATCATTAAGAGATCTTGCAAAGCAATCAGAAATATACGATGTCCCTATTAGCCACTCAACTCTTTGGGCCATTGAGAAGGGTAAAAATTCTAGAGGAAATGTTCCTCATCCAAGTCCCAATCAATTAAAAACCATTAGTAATGTTTATCATGTTAACTACGAGAAGCTCATGGAGCTTGCAGGCTATGCCCCTGTTCCGCAGAACGTTCGAGTATCCCCCACATCAGATGGTGCTTCAATAACTGCCGACGTGGGTTGGAAAACATCTAATGAACCATTAGATGTCTATGGTGAAATTACAGCCGGTCTTCCGACTTTTGCTGATGAGCACATTATCGGTCAAACAATTATTCCGGACGATTTAATAGATAAGTATGGCCGTGACAATTTGTTTGCGCTGCAGGTTGATGGTGATTCCATGAGTAAGGTTATCGCTCCCGGGTTTATTGCTGTCTTTGCAAAAGACTGTGAGGTTAAAAATGGCGATATATGTGCTGTTCTAGTAGATGGAGAGAACGCTACATTAAAAAGGTTTAAGGAAACCTCAAGGGCAGTTATCCTTGAACCGGAGTCGTTTAATCCTATTTATAAACCGCTCATCTTTCCAAAGGGAACAGAGCGAGATTTTAGGATATTAGGTAAATATGTATTTGCAACAAGCTTATTAAATTAATTATCTAATGAGCTGATAGTGTTAAAAGTCATTTTTGAGGGGATGATAATTTGTCAAAAACATGTGCAATTTGCGGTAAAAAGGTTGGTTGGTTCATTAACACACAGCTTTTTGATGGGGTATTGTGCGAAAATTGTGCTTCTAAACTTGGCATCCAAGATAAATTTCATAGTTATATTGTGACTGTTAAAACCGCCAAAAAAGCATTTAATGATCACAAAACTATCGACCTAAAAAAATTAATGGTCGAGCAAAAGAAATCTCGTAAAGAAGCAAAAGAAACAGAAAATACAAACTATCAAAAACAAAAACAACAGTTTTTGAAAGATGGATCTTTTAAGTACGGAAAATTGTATTTGGATGACAAAGCTCAAAAAATCCTTTTCGACAAGTCATTGTTGGAGCCTTTTGCTTTCTATGACTATTCTGACTTTACAGGGTATAAAAAAATATTAATTCCAGGAACCCGTGAAAAGCATCATGGGATTGCACGCGGAATTACTGGTGGAATAATAGCTGGCCCTGCCGGTGCGGTTGTAGGTGCTGTTACGGGTGGAAAAAAATACTCTGTGGTGAACCAATTAAGTCTTGAACTCTATTTTAAAAATAAAAATAGTCGGGAAATAAAGTTTCTAACAAGTTCAACTAAAACCGATAGCTTCATTTACAGGAATATTTATAAGTCATTTAACGAAGTGGCTCAGAAACTTGATGAGGTTTTAAAATCCAATCAAAAAAAGAGCCCTGTCCAATGTAAGCCTAATAATCAACCTGACAAATTGGATTCTGCTGATGAAATTCGAAAATTCAAGAAGCTGGCTGATGATGGTATTATTACTCAAGATGAATTTGAAGCTAAAAAAAAGCAATTACTTGGCTTGTAAAAATAAACATTGCCCAACAAACTGATGACTAAAAAATATGAGTTGGAGGGAATTATGAAATTAAAGAAAAGTATTCTAGTTGGGATCACGGCATTAACCTTTGGCATGGGATTCAGTGCAATTAACATTTCAACTCAAACAACTGTCCAAGCAAGTGCCCATCGAGCGCGGGTCGTTCGCGGAATTCGTGTGTACCACTTGATTTGGGGGAATTCGTTTGCTACAAGTCGACTTGGTAAAAGCATCTATCTACACCCAGGAAAGATCATTCACATTGCTTCCTTCTATCACATGGGTAAAGATGGCTACATGCTACACGTTAATGGTCATGGCTCGAAGCTTTACTATGCTCGCACAAATAGTAGTAGCTGGTTTAGATACTAAGATAAATGCCCTCTTGGGCTTTTATTTAGCACGTTAAAAGAACATACATTCGATTAGCCGGGTGGTTGGTCATGGGTCCGAGTCCTGTGTAATCAGTTGATTAAAAAATAATACCGCCAGTCCTCAGGATTAGCGGTATTATAACTATATAAGACCAGATACGGAAGTCGGTAAAAGCTGGACCCGTTCTAGGAGAATAATGCTATGGGACTTTTTAGAAGATAAACAAAGCCATTAGGGGGGCGCTCACAATGTTTTTACTACTTACACTCATAGTTATATGGGCAGGATACAAATTCTTCACACAGTGGATATGGTGGATCATAGGCATCATGCTGCTAATAGACGTCTGGAAGATTGTTACGTCATGGCCAGCCTTATTGATCATTGCCGGTACATGCTTCTACTTGCTGTATAAGCGTCACAAGGAAAATATGCCACGCAAAAAGGTTAAACCTAAATTGTCTGGACCTGTTAATATGCAGGGAAAACACTTTTAAACTCGATACTTATGTACAAAAAAGGTAAACCCATTTGGGTTTACCTTTTAAATAACTAGTTAAACTAATTAAGCAATCCAGCTGCTGTCAGAAGCAGTCTTGTTAGCGGCACCAGTAACTAATTGAGCGGAGAAACTAGCAGTTAAAGTATCGCCGTAGTTAGCAGTCCGGTTATCACTATTGAAGTTAGCTGGTTCGAAAGTGAACTGGTAGTGGTATGGCGTACCATCAGAAGTAGTGTACGTCGTAGTACCCTCAACAGGTGTATTGGAGAAACCACCCTTGATAGTAGTTAAGTTAGTGTCGCCAATAGCGGTACCCTTGCTACCACTTAAAGCCTTGATAGCATCCGAGTTCAGAACACCAGCAAATTCACTAGAAGAGAGCTTAGTACCTACAGCTAATGGAGAAGTCAACTTAACCTCAGTTGCTTCAGCAGCATCTTTAGCCTTTACATTGTTGTTAACAGAATCAACACGAAGTTGAACCTTAGAAGTAGCAGCGGCTACAACGTTAACATAAACGGTGTTACCGTAGGTAGCGGCTGGTACGTCGCCACTAATCTTGTAGTTAGCTGGAACACTGTTGTTAATGAAGTCAGCTAACTTAACATTAGCAGAGTTTACAGCAGTAGTGGCAACAGTATCGCCGGCCTTAGTAGCAGCATCGCCAGACTTAGGTGCGTTTACCCAATTAGAAACACTAACTTGAGCGTTATTGTTGTTAGCATCACAGTAAACAACCTTAACACTGTTGTCAGCAGTAGCAGCATCTTCAGCAACATTCAATGAAAGACCACCAAGATCTTGCTTAGTGCTGTCAGTGATCGTGGTGTCGTAACCTTTGCCAGCGTAGATCCAACCAGAGATTGAAGGATCCTTGCTATCAGTTACGTGATAGTATAAATAACCTTCCTTAGTCGTGGTAGCGGCCTTGTCAACCGTGAATGGATCAGTCTTGGCAGCACCGTAAAGGCTAACCTTCTTGGCATTGATATCGGTATTCTTAGGAGCAGTCCAAAGAGTGTTCTTTGAAGCATCCTTCAAGTAGTAACCGGTAGTACGTGCTGGAGTAGCAGCAGTAGTTGTAGTATCAGTAGTCTTGATACCACCAGCCACAGTTGATGTAGACTTACCACCATAGATGTAACCACGGTACTTCTTGTCCATTGTTACAACTTTGTAATAAACTGAACCCTTATTAGTTGTCTTAGTAGCATATGCATACAAAGTGTCTGCAGAGCTCTTAGAAGCAGCTAATTTAGCAACAGTTGCTTTAGATGCAACAACTTTAGCACCTTTAACTGTACCTGGTTTTGAATAGATAGCATTACTACCAGTAGCAACAACGTTCTTACCTGTAGTTAAAGCTGTGTAAGCGCCAGCTGTTGCATATGACTTAGCACTTGCAGTAGTGCTTGTAGTACCCACGATGCCGGCAAATGCCAATGCAGCAGCACCGAAATAGATTGATTTTGCGAGTGATTTACGCATATCAATGCCTCCTAAAATATTGTTTTTTTAATCAGATAAAGCCTATGTAGCTTCCTCTAATCACGTTTTAGTATAACATAACAATGTATAAAGACCAAAATTTATATAAAATTGTTAAGAATTAGTTAAAGTAATGAAATATATGGCACGTAAAAGCGCATAAAAAAACCTTTCTGCTAGGGGGACAGAAAGGAGGAAACAATAACGGCATTGATTGGATACTACAGGTACTATAATACATTTTTTAAAGCAAAAAATCAACGTGTGCTTTATCGGCGAACGCGTTGCAAAAAACTATAAAGATAATCAATAGAAAAATCGCCCTTTGTTTGGGGAAGGGCGATTTTTCGACACTTTAACCTTAATCCATTTTGAGGAATAAATAGGATTAAAGAAATCTCTTTATATGTAAACAATAACCTAAAATTTGGTGCAAGTCAACCCTTTGAATTAAATTATGGTTAGAAGCATGTCGTAAGCAAACGTCAGCCGAGTCATTGTAAACTGTAAACTATTATTGTAATGCTATAATAACCCGAAATAGTCCCAGTTGTAGGAGGTAGTATTATGACAGAATTCACTGACGTTTTCGGAATTACTCATGATGATTGTACCGTCGTTAAAACTCTAAACAACTATCAACGAATATTCTTAATTGAAGATCATGATCATATTAGGTACGTGGCCGTTAAGGATAACGCACCCAAAAACTCTAAACTAACTATTCATTGGAAATCTGGACATGCTAAGAACATACCTGACAATTATTTTGGCATGCATAAGCGAGCAAATGAAGCTACAAATTAATGTACAATCTATGTGGGGTGTGTTAGCATTTGGGTATAAAGAAAGAGACCAGCTGCACACTGATCTCTTTCCCATGGTCCGCTTTAAAGGCGGTAGCTAGAAAAAGACAATTAATAAAGAGTCGCCCATACTGGCTAAAGTATAAGGGACGGCTTTTTATTTACGCTTAATTAGGGTTAAAATGCCGACAATTAACAACGCAAACGAGATAAATAATCCCGAGAGATTAATTGCCAATTGTAATGCCTGAAATACAGACAAGCCATTGTATCCTTTTCAGTTTCGTAAATCATTGGCACCAGTCATTTCAGATTGACACCACCGCCCTTAAAACTTACCATACAGCCAGTATAACACGCGCTTAATAACATAAAGCCACCCTGTACCCCTAAAGGTATGGAGTGACCTTTTTTAACTATTAAGATAACCATATCTACCTTCGTTTTCACGCTTATCAGTCAATGCAACCCCATAATCGCTTAATTTTGAATGCTTACTTACTAACTTCAAAGCGGCCTCATGAATCTTATTGTGAATAGCCTTATCATTTTCACATCCATTAAATATATGAGGTTCTATTTTAATAACTTCATCATAAAAGAGAGTGGCATTAACTATATATCCATAGACAAGTGGCGCGTTTTCTAAAGCCTTAATAATCCTATCTCTGTCCAAAATAAACACATCTTTGTGAGCTTATTAAAGTACCTATACCAATTTCTACTTTACATAATCGGCCTTATCCCCAGTAGTTGTAAAATCAGGGTTACTGACTGGTACTTTGTGAATTTTAATTGGTCTACCCAAATTATACCTGAGAAACCTTATTGGGACCACTTGGTCACTTTGTGAAATTTACCCGCTGAGGTTCCTAGACCATTTCATTAAAACCCAACTGGCCCAGGTTAAAAACTCTGATTCGGTCATCGTCGGTACCGCACTGGCTAATTTATGCGTCACACCAACATGCCCCAGGGTTGCTGGAACCACACCCACCACCACATAAGCAGCCTTGGCGGTCAGCCAATTTTTAGGGACCGCACCTAAGGTTTGGGCTAAGGCGATCGCCTGCTGCCGGGTCATCGTAGTCAACCGTCCAGTGAAGACAATTTCGCAATTTGTGAGATCAATCATCATGACTCCTTTAGAAAATCTAAGCGCCTAAGTAAAGCACTTGCTTTTGATTTTGGGTTGACGGGTTAGGGTTTACATTTAGCTTAGAGGGAGGAATGTTGTTTTGAGTGCAGAATTTTCCCTAACGTTTAAGTTAGAGAAAAAGATTCAGCTCGTCGGTCGTCGTTGCCCGTCGTTTGGCTATGTAATCCTGGCTTGCACCACCACCTCATTATAATCCTACATTTTCGGATTAACCTAATAAAAAAGCGCCCTTATTAGGCGTTGATAACACGTATTTTTAGTTGTTCGGTTACCAACTCATGAGGTAGCTCCGGGCTGACGCCCCGCTTTACCACCGCACTGTTCGTCGTGCGCACGTTCGGAATCCGCACTCACATAGCTTAAGGAGGATTCCTAGTGGGATTTATTGCGGTCGCTCTCACTTGACGTGTCCACTTGATTCCAAACAGGCTAACCGGCTGTCATGCCTAACGGGTATCGCGTACCGCTCTCACTTTTTTCATTAGGTAAAGACTAACGTGTTTATTGGACCAGGCTGTCTCCAGTCTGATAACGTGGCTTGGGTCCCACGGTTGCAAAATCACACCGGCCATGATATAATAATCATCAGTTGAATGACATTTATTGTGGCGCTCACCAATGGCTGTTGGTGGGTGTTTTTTTTGTATATAATTTAGTAGACTTATTATTTATTAATGTCCACGAAGTAATGGTAACCCTGAATCGATAGTTTGTCAAGCTTCTAATAAATAATAAATAATAAATAATAAATTATTTATTTTAAATTACATATTATTTATTTTAAATTATCTTCTTATTGTGTTATCATTGCGTCATTGGAGGATATACTATCAACCACTCCCGACTAAAGTCGGAAGCTTGTGAGAACTGCACCTAACGGTGCAACGACCACAATTTGCTTAGATACAGCAATTGCCTACATGCAGGTCTTACGTGCTAATTATCAAAGCCTTTTATGCCCGCAGGTTGCCAGACGGACAAACAAGTTAAGCACTTGCCAAGCCTTTTTTGAGAATGTTTTTAGCAGCATTCCAATCGCGAATGTGGTGATTACCGCACTGTGGGCAAGTCCATTCACGATCTTTTAAGGTCAGTTTTTTATCACCGCACATCAAATATCCACACTCACTACAGGTTTGCGTCGTGTTACGCGGATTAACGGTGACAAATTTATGGCCGTATAGGTCGGCTTTATAGGCCAGCATGCCTAAAAAAGTTCGCCAGCCAACATCAGCAATGCTCATTGCCAATGCATGGTTTCGTAACATATTCTTACTCCGCAACTCCTCTGCAACAACTAAATCGTGGTTCTTGATAAGTGTTGTTGAGACAAGATGTAGAAAGTTGTTACGTTGATTAGCAACTTTTCGCTGGAGGGTGGCCACCAATACACGTTGTTTCTGATAATTCTTAGCTTCACGAAGCGGCCGATTTTCTTTTTTAGCCCGTAGCGCACGACGAGAAAGTTTACGTTGGGCTTTGGCTAGCTTGCCCTTGATAGAGCGATAGTAACGTGGATTGGCAACGATGTTGCCGTTTGAATCAGTTAGGAAATTGTCAGTATTTAGGTCAATGCCTACTGGAGAGATCTGTTGCTTGCCACCCACAACAAACGGGGTGTCCGATCCTAGTTGCATAGATAAGTAGTAACGCCCAGTGGCATCGCGTGAGACAGTGATTGTTCCAATACGAACATCATTGCCACAACTAAACAAGCGTCTATGTGACCCAGACACACGCAATCGGCCAATCAAGCTAATTTTAACATGCTTAGAATCGAGAAAACGGCAACTGCCATTGAACAAATTCGGCTGAACCTTAGCATAGCGATTTGGGAGCTGAAAGCTGCCACTCATCTGCTTTTTATGGAACTTTGGTGTGCCAGATCTGTGTACTTGTCGAAATAAACGCCACGCGCTCTGATAAGCTCGTCGTGCTTGATCTACAACGTCGGTACCTACATTGGTACCTGATAACCAAGGATGTAGTGCAAACAACATTTGTGTGTTGTTTTTACGTTTCTGCAGGTAGGCAATGCGATTAACAACCGAAGCAATGTAACACTTTACTTTACGCAATTGAAATAGTTCTTTGTCGATAGCCACCATTTCGTTGTAAGCAAAACGGCTTGCGTTGATATTGTTGTCAAGCTGATGTTTCTGCTCACGAGATGGGAATATTCGCATTTTAATTCCGTAATGGTATTTGAACTCAGACATTTTCTTAGTCACATATATCACCTCCTTAGACTATAATTATTATACGACTGTCACCACATTTAAACAACGAAGTCGTTTATCTATAAACGTTAGGAGTAAATCATATGTCAAAAGAAAACGCGAAACACGAACGCGGATATGTTTATAACTTTCACTTCCATTTAGTCTGGGTAACGAAGTATCGGAAACAAATATTTAACACACCAAGATTCGCAAAGGAGATGTTGACAATCTTGCAAAACATTGCGAATCAAAACGAAATTGAAATTGAGAAAGGCGAAGTCATGCTTGATCATATCCATCTGCTAATCAGCTTTAAGCCAAAGTACGCGCCGGCCAATATTGTCAAGGTATTAAAGGGTGTCTCAGCACGCGAATGGTTCAAAATTCATCCAGAAACACGACAAATAGTTTGGGACGGTCACCTTTGGTCGCCAAGCTATTACATGGGCACTTTAGGGGATATGTCAAAAGAAACAGTCGAACACTACATTGAGAACCAACGAACAGAAAGGGGGAAGGCGGGAAGGCCTCTGCTAAAACGCAACTAACGTTGCGAAACATGGGCGTTCCTCCCATGATTGAAATCATGGGTTTCCCGCCAAAATTTTAATGAGAGCTAAAACATTGCTACATTTTAACTTTAAAGGTGGCGTAGGCAAGACTACACTAAGCGTCATGAACACATATTTATTGGGTGCCAACAAAAGCAAAGTTTTGCTTATTGACCTCGACCCGCAGGCAAACGCTACCGAAATTATGAAATCCACATTTAACAAAGAAATTGAACCGGCTGTGTCTCTTTACAACGGACTACTAAATTTAGATCTAAGCAAATCAGTAGTTACTCTAACCGATAATATCTCAATAATTCCAGCTGATTGGGAACTAAGTTTATGGCCTGGTAAAGCCGAAAAAATTAAGTCTCATGACCGCATGCTTATATTAAGCGAGCTGATCAAGAGCTTTAAAGAACAATTTGACTACATTATTATTGATGTCCCACCAACACTCTCCATTTTTACCAATAATGCAATCTTAGCTAGTGACTATATATCGTTAGTATTGCAAACTCAAAAGCAAGCTTACACATCTGTCCTTAAAACTGCGCAGTATATGTTTCAACTAAAAAGTGATTATCAAGCATCTTTTAACGTTGCTGGTGTAATTCTTTATCTTGTTAAAAAAGATGCCAAAGTTGATAAAGAAATAACACAAGCTGCCATAGATTCATTTGGAGACGCTGTATTTTCCAACAGAATTTGGCAGCAGGAACGAGTTAAGCTGTTTTCAAACGAAGGCATCAAAAATGAAGACCACTGGGATAAACGAGCAATTGGAATGTACGATATGGTGCTAAAAGAACAACTAAAACGGATTGGAGAAATGGAAAATGGCTAATGATTTTTTAGGAAAATTAGCAAAACAAGCTAACCAACAACTAGGCGACAATGAAAGCCCATTTAAACAAAAAAAAGAAGTCACTAGGCCCGTACAGGTACGTGAAGGTACGTATAAAATGATTAAAGATATAGCCTATCATAAGGAAGCTAAGATAGTTGATGTTATTGACTCTATGCTTAAATACGCTATCAATTCAGGCGAGTTTGACGACAGTAATAAATAATTTAAAATAAAAAATAAATTATTTATTTTAAATTATAAAACTTCGAGGTGCTTTTATGAACAAAAAACGAGCAACTATTATATTTGATGAAGATGTCTCAGATCAAACTATCAGCGTCGACAAATCCGTCAGTTCAGTTACCTTTGATACTACGCTAAGAATTGACAACCACTTAAAAAACTTTATGAAAGCTGTGGTAATTTCAGGGTATAGCTTAACTCAACAAAATGGCTTAGCCCAATTACAAAAAAACTTTTTCGAATCATTAACTGAGTCTGAACAAAATACGCTTACGACTCAAATACAGACTTTGGAAACCGGCGATGCTAACAAAGTAAAAAGTAAATAATTACGCGCGCTCAGAAGACACGTTCATCTTTTAGACGTATACTTGTCCGTTTAAATGAAGCAGAATGCGCAATCGAGTAGGAGGTAATTGATTAATTCAATTACCGACCTCTCACACCACCGTACGTACGGTTCCGTATACGGCGGTTCAATAATTTAAGCACTTTGTATTGACTGGAGTGTCTTGCTCATATTGATGAGTCCAAGGCGTTCCAGTCTTTTGTTTGTCAGAGTATAGGTCAATGTCTTGCTATGCGCAGTTCGCCAATAACCCTTACGGGTATTGGCCATTGTATAAGCACTGGTGCCAGAAAGCCCCAGTTTTACAAGATGATTGACCTTTGTTTTGAGCTTCTTCCACTGTTTCCAAATATACTGGCGAATCCTTGCTCGCAACCATTCGTCTAAGTGACGGATAAAATTGGTCATTTTCCCGACCGAATAGTACTGTAACCACCCACGCATCTTTTGATGAATCTCGTTAAACACCAGGTTTAACGAAACGCCCCGATTGCGCTTGGTCATTTTCCTGAGTGCAGACTTGATGCGTTGCTTGGCCTGCCAAGCAGGTCGCGCATACGCACCTCCTCGACCAACCCCCAAGGAAAATCCCAGGAACTTGGCCCGCAGAGGCGAACTTACTGATGTCTTGTCCTCATTGACGGTGACCTTTAGGTCGCCTTCAAGAAAGCGAGTAACATTAGTCAGAACCCGTTCTCCAGCACGTTTGCTTCGGACATAAATATTACAATCGTCCGCATAGCGGACAAACTTATGACCTCTGGAAGTTAACAGCTTATCCAGTTCGTTGAGATAAATGTTAGCCAAAAGTGGCGATAAGGGGCCACCTTGAGGGGTGCCTTTATCACTTCGTTCAAATAGACCACCATTCATGACACCGCTGGTTAGGAAGCGACGAATGAGATGCAGTATCCATGGATCCGTAATATACTGCTCAATAAATTTAATAAGCAGATCGTGGTTGACCGTATCGAAGTATGCTTTTAAATCGAGATCCACGACATAGTGATAGCCCTGATTGTAGAACTGAACCACTCTATCAATGGCATCTTTAGCACTTCGATTCGGTCGGAACCCAAAACTATTATCTGAGAAGACACGCTCAAATGTTGGCACCATGACTTGCGCCATGGCTTGTTGAACAAGTCGGTCAATCACAGTTGGTATTCCGAGCTTGCGTTTACCACCATTAGGTTTTGGAATTTCAACCCGCTTAACGGGACGAGGCCGATAGGTCTCGTTTTGTAAAGCTTGCAGTAATTCCTGTTTATGTTTCCTCAAGTAGGGCAACAGTTCGTCAACGGTCATTCCGTCTAGTCCTGCTGCACCTTTGTTTCTGCAGACGCGAAGATAAGCCTCGTTCAGGTTATTTCGGTCTAAGACTAACTCTTGAAACTTAGTGCCGTTCATCATCGTATTTTCACCAGAGTCAGTGCTACGCACCCCGACTTGTTCTTGGGCTTCCAGTCCTACTGTCCGCCGGCGGTCAGCTTTTTCTGTATTCTGCGGTTGTTGCACTGTCTCCACCTCCAATATCAATGATGACCTATTATTGTTCAGCCCTTCGTGGCAGATACCACTACTATGGCCTCGGCTGACTCCTGTATCGTTCTGCACCACATCACTGCGATGTTTGTTCCTGTGGCGCTTAGCGCGCCTCTTGTCGGGAACGTACGATACAGGCCTCCCCGGGTAAGAACGCCCACTTTCGTACCATGTCATTGCCAGCTTTACTGCGATGGCCTCGAGTAGTATTGGACTTTGGTTTGTTTGGCAACCTCGTCCGACCAACACAGCCTTATAGCTGATTCTTGTACATCAATGCGGTACTTTGTCGCCGACTTCCTTCAGATTCCACCTCACGATGGACACCCTTGTCATTGACTTGCGGTTCCGACTACTACGGCCCGCAACGGACTTTCACCGTCTAGTTGGCGCCCATGCCGGGCGCACCAAAAAAGGCCACCCACCTCGCAATGAGATGAGTGGCTTTTGTAGACGCAATAGCAATCGGGATTGCCATGAGTGTACCATTATTTTCGCTTGAGTTCACTAACATCTTCTTCAATATTATCAATTCGTTGATTGATAACCTGGTGTTCACCTTTACTAGCAATCAATTCTTCATGCATGCTATTTTGCGAATCAATCAAGCGTTCGATTTTACGTGTTGTTTCACTCATGCTTAAAGCGACCCGTTTTAGATCATTAATAAATGGCTTTAAAATGACCATTAGAGCTGCATATACGCCGCCGGTAACGGCAATTCCAACGGTAATTAATTCTGTCCAGTGATCCAACGTCATTACTGGTCACCAGACTTTCTAACCAACTTTACATAGTCCTTATTAGCTGAGATATACCCAACGTCAGTCTTAATCCGGTACACCTTACCATACTTGACCGCTTTACCGTAGATTGTGCTTCCCTTAGTAAAATGAATCCGGCGCTGATGGGCCTTATCTAAGGCAATCTTGCCGTACACATTGATATGATCAGCAATCACTTCATAAAGACCATTAGTTGACCAATACGCTGGTTTGGCCTTTTTAGTCGTAGCGGCACTACCAGACAGTGAACCATCATAATCATAAGACGCGTCAACCTTTAGCCCCCGATAATTATCAGTGAACTGCCAAGCATTAGCATTTGCGATTCCTGGTTCGGTCACTCCATATGCAGCAACCCAGATCCGATGATCAACCAATGATGACCGATTAATGCGACCATATTTAAACCATGATCCGCTACCATAAGTAATTACATGCGAATAACCCTGGGCCTTTAAGTAATTCAAAAATGCATTGACCTGGTTAGTCGTATCTTTAGGTAGGCCTTGATATTCTACATCTAAAGCCATCACGGTTGTCTTGTCTAATTGACTTGATCGGCCTGTGAGGACAGCGTCCGTGTATCTAATCCACTATCCTGTATTAGTGTTTTAAACGGCTCAATAGTTGCGATCTTGGCTAACATCGACTTAATGTAACCCAGAATTTTACTAGTTTGTTTGTAGTTAATGGATGAGACTAAGTAATCTTGGTTAGATAGTCCTAGTGATTCAATTAAATAGCTATAGGCGGTGATAATTGCCATCAAGTACGTCTTACCTTGACCATTCAACCTCGCGCAACTGAAACAATAGCCCGTGAAAAACGCTTGCCGCCGTCATCATTACGCCAACCAATTAGCATAGCCATAATGAATTCCTGCCACGGCATAAGCTTAGTTGGTTCGCCTGTATCAACGTTCGGACAGATGGAAGCAAATTTAAGTACTTGATCCACTCGTTTTACCGAGTAAGCAAACGGGAATTCAACGCTACCTTGTCGTTGCAAGTCTCTAATATGGCGAAAAGCCGCTAGCTTAATCAGATAGCCAGTAATTACCTTCTCATCTAGGACTTCAAAAGCATATTTTGTGCCTGGATCAGTGTATTGCTGGCGAACTTCTGAACAATCTAACGCTTGATAAGCTCCAATAACATCATGGGTTTGGGTTAAATCAATGCGCAAATTAATCACCTCCTTTTAAACACTTCGTTAACGTTTCATCAACTGCTTGATCGTATTTTATTCTAATTAACCGGATACCTGATTTTTTACAAAAATCATTTTTTATTTGATCGTTTTTTTCTCTATATTCAAATCCCCTATGCTTGTTGTAAAAATTATTTTTGTTAAAATGCTGTTCTCCGTCATATTCTATGCAGATGTTTTTTTCTGGTAGATAGAAGTCAAACGGCAATTCTGCTCTGTTTCTGCAATTTTTAAATTTTTTTGTGCAACAAATGGAATTTTCCTAACAGACAGAAAAGCATATATTGCTCTTTCCCCCTTGCTTTCTTTACAGTGTGGACAACGTGTACCTTCAATTTTGAAATGGTACCACGTAGTGCAGAAAATCGTCCCACATTTTTGATGCTGGAACCAAATATATTGTTCTCTTGATTTAACATTAGGGTTTCTACCACGCTTGACAAAAATATACTTGCCTTTTTCGTTTAATTCTAAAAAACGTTTTATCTTTTCATCCATTCCCAACCTGCTACTGCAATACCCACACTTCTTATGTCCATTGATTACCGAAGAAGGCGTCCTTTTCATAATATTTCCGCAAATAGAGCACCTAAAATCTATTTTTTGGTTAGCTCCTTGATATTTGTCTAAAGGTATTAACGTAGTGTCTATTTCCTTTAGTTCTTTCAAAAATTCACCGTTGCTTTTTAGTGCTCTATTAGAGCAGTATCTGCATTTATGTCCTCTCACTAAATTCATAGGATACGTTTCATACACGTTTCCACATTTTGTATGGAGAACTTTTATTTTTGTTTTTTGATTAACATATTCAGTTAATACAGTGTATTCACAACCCCAAACTTTTTTCAATTCATCTAAGTATTCTTTGCTAGTTTTCTTTTTTGGCATTTCAATCACTCCTCAGAATAATAATAATAATAATAATACGTATACACGTACTTGTCAATTCTACGTAATTATAGTATTCTTTAAATGGAGGTGAAATTCGATGAAGAAAAAATTTACCACAACCCTAGATTCTGATCTTATTCAACAAATTAAGATCAAAGCTATCAAAGAAAATACTAGTGTTGCTTCGCTTTTGGAAAAGCTGATAAAAGACTACTTAAACAAGTAGTCTTTTTTATCCCAAAAATTCTCGCATACGTTCATCAACGCTTCGCTCGTCTTTGTGGTCATCTAAGTTAAGTTTGAGCAAATCACTACGTGACTTAGAAGCTGTCCAAGATCTATGATTTTTGATATACTTCTATGTAAAAAGCGAGTTTAAGCTATGAAAAATTATCCCAGCAATATTACTCGGCAACAATTTGAATTAATTCGACCAGCTTTAGAAAATTTTCGTAAGCGAACTAAGCCTCGAAAATATGACCTCTACGAGGTCTTCTGTGCGCTCCTATATGTCTTGAAAACCGGTTGCTAATAGCGTCAAGTCCCCGGTGATTTCCCAGAATGGCGGTCAGTTTACAACTATTACAAAATTTGGTCAACTAAATCTGAGCCTACGGCTGATTCTTTATTGGAACAAGTTTTAAAAAAATTGTCATTGCTCGGCGAACTTACCAAGGACGTTCAGCTCTAACTTCCTTTATTATCGTTGACGCTCAGAGCGTCAAAAACACCGCTACTGCTGAAAACAAAGGTTACGACGCTGGTAAGAAAATCTCGGGGATTAAGCGCCATCTGGCAGTTGATATCAATGGCTTTCCGCAGGCCATTCACATGACGCAAGCGAATGTCTCTGATCGAGACGGGGCCAGTGCAATGATCGCTTTACATGCCATGCATTTACGCCAGGTTCAAAATGTCTTAGTTGATGGTGGTTATTCAGGCGTTAATTTTCAGCTCGATGTAGCCAGTAATTTAAACGCAACCGTGCAGGTTGCGAAGCGCAATGAGTTGCATCGATTCGAAGTCATGCCCCAACGTTGGGTAGTCGAACGATCTTTTAGTTGGCTAGAGAATTGTCGGCGACTTTGGAAAAATTGTGAGCGTCAATTAACCACCAGTCTGCAAATGGTCGTTTTAGCGTTTTTAGCACTATTACTTAAGAGATTTTAGACAGCTTCTTAAAGCCGGGAACGGTTGCTGCCAAGGCTTATGATAATGCCGATATCATCTCAGAACGTCACCGTCACCGTTATGAATTTAATAACGCCTACCGGGACGCAATGGAGAAAAATGGGATGGTCATTTCTGGGACTTCACCTGACAATCACTTGGTTGAAGTTGTGGAAATTCCAAAGAACCGGTTCTTCGTTGGTTCACAGTACCATCCAGAGTTTATTTCCCGTCCCAACCGTCCAGAAGGTCTCTTCAAGGACTTCGTTGCTGCGGCAAATGACCAGTATCTCGAAAAAAATAACTAAACCGTCTGTAAATGACGATGCACTTTTAGGGTGAATCTGATTGACGGTTAACAATTCAAGTGAAGCTCTGATCTCGTGGTGGGTCGGGGCTTTTTTGTTGGCAGCAACTTGTGAAAGTTGTCATTGGTTTCTTTAAGAATAGTTGGTTATGATGTATGCTTAATTTTATAATCTAAATTTTGAAAGGACTTTGACTATGGCCGACACTCAATCTCAACAGCGCACCAAGCGAGATATTTTGCAGGCAATGATGACGATTCTTAGAAAAAAGAAATTTGATGATATTACGATCGGAGAAATCTGTGATGAAGCGATGATCCACCGCAGCACGTTCTACCGATATTTCCAAGATAAGGTTGATCTGGCAAATACAATTATCTATAACCTGTCTGAAGAATTGCTGGGGACGGACTTCAGGGAAAACGTTGTTTTAACCCAGGTTACCCATTTTATTTCCGACAACATTGATTTAATTCGCCATCTGATTCCTGAAAGCCAAAGCAAGTTCTATGATGAATTTCGGAACATTTTGGAGAATTTGTTTAATGAACGGGCCAACAATCCAGCCTATCAAAACGATCCTGTCGTAACATTGATTAAGCAATCGTCTTCACAACCGCTGATGATCAGTTTTTTGGCGAATACAATAATGGGCTTTTTAGAAGAGCAGCTTCTCAAGTCGAATATTGATTGGCCGCAGTTGGAGTCGTTTCTCATTTCGATCATCAATAAACTAAATGCCCAGTAATTAAGGCGGCTGATTGATGGCGCAAAGATGCCAAGAAACAGCGCAAAACACAAAAATGGCTTCCACAAATGAATCAATTTCATTTATGGAAGCCATTTTTTAGTTAGAAAAGGGTATTTCAATGGGTCAATTAATCATCACGTTCAGTAGCTTGCTCGGATGAGGATTGAGTGGCTGCCGGCTTTCTTTTTCTCAGCAGATAAATGACTGCCGGCAAAATCGTCAATGCACAGATGAGTGAATAACCTGTGTCCAGCACAGTAATCAGCCCAAATGACTTCAGAACTGGGAAGCTGGAGAACATAATGGCCGAAAAACCGCCCATGACCGTGAAACCGGAAACTGTAATTGCCTGACCGACAGATGCGGTTGCTGAAACAATCGCGTCCCGGGTACTATTTCCCCGTTGTAATTCCTCCCGGTATCGTTCCAGAATTAAGATGGTAAATTCGGTTCCAATTCCAAGAACCAGCGAACTGAGGGCAATTGTGACTGGGTTATAGGAAATTCCCAACAGTTTTAAGGTTAATGGGGAAAGACCTAATACCAACAAAATTGGAATCACTGGGTACAGTGCAAGTCGCCAGTCACGATAGATAAGGAATAAGACAATGAAAATGATCGAAAGACCGGCAATAATAATCAGATCATGATTAGCGGACATATTATTAATGCCCAATAGCATCATGACTTGAGCTCCTGCAGGAGAAATTTTTAAGCCATGATGGATTCCTTTAATATCATGATTAATCCGATTCATCAACTTAAGTTGTTCTTTTGAGGACAGACCGTTTCTAATTTTGAATTGGATAGTTGCGTCGTGATGGTTGCTGCTAATCAAAGTTTGTTTTAAAGACGTTGGCAAATTGTCAACACCCACAGTTAACTGCTTTTGAGAAGTGTTCAATGAGCCGTTCGTCTGTTGATAGGCGGTCGATAAGCTGGTGACATCGGTGACGTCATGGTATTTATGGTCCACTTTTTGACCAACTTGATCGATTGTCTTCAAATTGTCCTGATCCCTGATATCTTGACCATTGCCCTCCACTAAATAGGTGAGGTAGGTTGTCGACCCAATTTTGCTCTGAAGATATTTGGTATTCTTCAGGGCCGTCATATTTTGGGGAATCATTTTGGTGAAGTCGGTTTCAATATTAATGGATTTTTCAAATGAAAAACCTAGTCCAGCCAACACCACGCCAATTGTCAGCAGAATGCCTGCATGATGGGTTACCCATTCAGCATAGTGACTTAGGAACAGTGATAAACGCGACGGCTGAGATAGCTTCTTGGGTGCCAACTTGGCTGTTGAAGCGTGTTTATCCAAGAGTGAGAGGCTTGAAAACATCAGTCCAAACTCAACGACGTAGCTGCAGGCGACACCAATGGCCAATGTGAGGCCAAACTGCTGCATCAATGGGGCCTTTGAGAGATACATCGTCAAAAAGCTGAAGACCATGACGATTAAAGATACGCCAACTGCCGGTCCCATGCTCGAAATGGCAACTGAAATGGCCTCCTTAGAATTTTGTCGTTTCCTGACTTCTTCTTCATATCGGTTTTGAAATTGAACACCAAAGTCAGTCCCCAAACCAATGATAATCGGCAACGTTGCCATGGTTGCCAAGGTCAACGGAATGTGAAGCCAACCCATCAAACCAAATGTCCATACGAGGCAGGCCAGGACAAATATGAGTGGCAACAAACGCTTTCGTACCGAAAATATCAATAGGAGGATGATCACCATTAAGACTACTGCGAATGCCAGCAGGGTTGCCATACTGGTAATGACTTTACTGCGGACCTGACCAAGAACTGCAGGTTGGCCGCCCAAGCGGGTCTTAATGCTTGAGGAAAAGTTGGTTTGCTTAATTGCCTGATTGGCGTCGTGATTAATCTGAACCGCGGTGTTCATATCCGACGATTCCTTATTGGTATTGATAATGATTAATAGATGCTTGCCGTCCTTAGGTAATAATTGCTTCATCGCACTGGGAACATGGCCGTTATCGCTGAGAAAAATATCCCGCAGCAGTTTGGTTGACATGTCTTGAACTTTCGGCAGCATCGGGATGACCGTGTCTGCCAATTGTGATTGCTGCTGATGGTTAAGCAGCGACATGGTGTAGGACTGTACTGCAGCTTGCTGTTTGGTGGTCAATTGCTTTTGAAGCATTGCTTGCTGCTGTTGCTTGGAACCCTGTGCCTGGGCGCCAGCTGCTGCCATCAGCTTCTTTTGGGCGGGCGTGAGTTGTTTCAGTAAATATGTTTGAACCTGATTTTGTTGCGTACTTGTTAACGAGTGTTGCATTTTCGACTGAATGCTTTGTTTTTGCTTGGAACTCAGTTCAGCCATCAGATCTTGTTGAAGCTTTTTGCTATTGAAGTTGAACTGAGCACTGGAGTTTCCGGTCCCGGCATGGGATAGCTGATCATTTAAACTACTGACGATGTCGGTCGTATTTCTGACGTTATCAACTTGGCTGACTTTACTGTCAAATTTGGCCACCTGCTGCATTGTCTTGTGGGATAATAATGTCGACTGGTTACCGTCGAGCAACAGATAAAGGGAGTCACCACCAAACTTTTTCTGATAGGTTTGGGAATCCTGATAGGTTTTTGAACTGGAACTAACGAAGACGTTGTTGCCCATTTTCATTTGAATCTTTGGCAATCCAAATGCAAAACCGATGATCATGATCAAGATGACCGTGATCCAAAGTTTGTGGTGCCGATGAATATTTTCGCCAATTGTCGTAAATAGTCGTTTCATTTCTAACCGCTCCTTTTTTCTGTATACCTGAATAGTCTAAGGACTTTCAGGAATAGTTAAAGAAGTAGATCTGGCCATTTGTTGAGTGATGAAACAAAGTGATTGAATTGTTGGATTTTAAAAGCGCTTTCGAGTTCTCTGGTTGTCGATTACTGCAAACAGGTGCTCATTTTGTCTTGTAATAATTCGCTGAAAACGGCGTCAGATTAACTGAACCAGCACTCATTAAATTAAAACTCTTGTACAGAACAATTGTTTTAATTGTTACAGAAGTTAGCTAAAATTGGCGGTAATCTTAATCAATTGGCCCATCATGCTAATCAAGGTGGTCAAATCGATCCCCAAGCATTAAAGGATTTACAAAACGAGGTGCAACGCGTATGGCAACAACTCACATAAAACGTTCCACCAGTGCATCTAGGTTAGTCAATTACGCTGAAAAACGAGCCATCAAAAAAGATGGCCTCAATTTAGATATTCAGTACGCTAAAAGCGAATTTAAACAAGTGCGGGCCGTCTATGGCAATCCTGGTAAAACCCAAGCGTATGCCAGCCGGATTGCCTTTAGCCCGTTGGAATTTAATCCGCAAGATCCTCATGATCAGACAACGGTTTTAGCCGTTGCCAAAGAAGTTTATGCCAAAGCCTATCCCAATCAACAGGTGGCCCTTTATGAACATGCCGATACCGATTCGTTACATGTCCATGCCGTCATTGGCGCGATTAACCTGGAAACCGGGCAAAAAATGCACGGTAATTGGCACCAATATCGCGATCACTTAGTCCACATCACGGATCAAGTGTGCCAGGAACATGGCTTAATGGTCACCCGGCCCGATCCTAACCGTCACGAGAAACGCTCAATGGCCGAAATTAAGCTCCGGGCTAAACAGCAGCCCACTTGGAAAGATCAAATCCGCCAAGCCGTCGATCACACCATGCAGAACCCCCTGATTCGCGATTTTCAGGCCTTTCAGGACGACTTGAAACAACAGGCAGTTAAAGTATGGGAACGGGGCAAGAATCTCACCTATCAGCTTTTAGGTACCAATTACAAGTCTCGGGGAACCAAACTCGGGCTTGATTATGAAAAGGAGACGATTTTTAATGAGTTGGCAAGCCGACAAACCCAAACAAGAACCAACCAGCAACCAGAACGAACCGTTAACCCAACAATTGACCCAGCTCAATCAGACCATAGCCGAACTCCGGAATTACCAGGGCACTCAGATTCAACTGCAAGCCACAGCCAAAACGTCCCTCGATCAACAACTTCATCAGATCGAACAGACCGCCCAACAAGTCAACCAACAGTTTCAGACGACCTTAAACAACTTAGACAGCAGCAACGCCAGCTCGCAGGCCCAATTAAAACAGACCTTACAAAGCGCCTACGCAGCATTCCAAAAGCAGACCAACCTGATCAGTCAGGAAAATCTGACCGCGCTCAAACAAATTCAAACCGAACAAGCCAAAAACAACCAGCGCCTCAGCCAACTCAGCGACCAAGTGAACCAGACCATTCAAGAGACGATGGCCCAAGTCGCTGATCAAATGGATCAGCAGTTACAAACCACGAAAAAGCGGTTCTCGTGGTATGAAATTAAGAATTATCTGCTGGCTGTGATCCCGACTGGTATTCTGACAGGCCTTATTTTCTGGTTATTGACCAAGTATTTCGGTTAGTTCAAGTTAAGCTTTCAGTTTTCCGCGTCCTCAATTGCTGACAATTTTATTCCAGGGTTAAACCAAATTGGCGTTTTATTGACATGAATTTAGGATTTTGAAACCAATTAGCGTATTTTTCACTTATTATTGGCTATATTTATCGTTTCTAAGCCATTTTAAATCAGCTCTGGTGTAAATATATATAAACAGTCTCAAAACCGCTAAAAACGAAAAATAAGGCCCTTAAAAACGAACATAGCCGCTAAATTCTTGTTAAGATTCAGAAAAACTAACTGTTTGCTGTCAATGGTAGCGGACGAGCGTAGCGTGGGAGCATAAGGAATTGACAGCTCTAAACCAGTCTTAACACTGAATTGGCGAAAGCCAAAGTTTCTATAAAACTTTGCTTTCCTGCCTAACGGCGAGTGAAAAAGCGGTTAAGCTGGCTCAGCTTGGACGGGGTTCGGGGCGTTAGCGCCCGATTAAATGTGGCTTGCCACACCTTTTAGGCAACGAACAGCGTGAGGCGCAAGGAGCATAGCGACTGGAGTTTAATGTGAGCCTATTTTGGGGCTCACTCCTTTGTATTTTTGTTTTAGATTTTGATCTTGTACAGTGGTGCCTCTTTTAAACCTCTTTTATAAACCTCTTTTAAACCTCTTTTAAGGGTATGTTCCACGTTACTCTCCCAAGCGTTTCACAAATGTTTGGGGGTCCAATTGTCTGTTTATAGGGGTCCAATTGTCTGTTTATGGGGGGTCTCGTCTTGAGGTTCCGGCCTTGATATGGTAGCCTCTGATTTAGGAGGTGGTTTTTTGAGCAACGAACTAGTTAAATATGATCCAGAGTTAAATACCATTCCACTTCGAAAATTTACTCCAGTTGAAATGAATTTATTTTTTTCGATTATTTCTCGTATGCGTGATAAGGGAGATCAGACCGTTCGTTTTACTTTTGATCAATTAAAAGAGTTAAGTGCTTATAAACCTACTGCAAATAACCGTTTTGAAGATGACATTCAGAGAACTTATGAAAAAATGATGGGATTACATTTTGGTAGACGAAGTAAAAGTGGCTTAAATCGAGAATTTTTTGTTATGTTTACCGAATTTGAAATTAAAGGCGAAGCTGAAATACCTTACGTTGATATCCGAGTTTATCCTAAAGCCTTACACTTACTAAACGATTTAGAAAGTTGGGTTCGTTATGCGTTGGCAGAGTTTAGAGATTTAAAAAGTAGTTACGCAAAAACAATGTTTCGGTTACTAAAACAATTTAGAACTACTGGGTACGCTTACTTTTCCAAAGCAGATTTTGATGAGTTACTTGATATTCCAAAAACTTATCGGCAAGGCGACATTAACAAAAAAGTGATAAAACCAATCAAAGAAGAACTTACCCCCCTATTTCGTGGGCTAACTGTCCGAAAGAAATACGGTAAAGGGCGAGGAAAGCCTGTTATTGGCTATTCGTTTACCTGGAAACCCGAAAAGAAAGACGCTAACGACTTCTCACAAGGTCAATTTCAATCTGAACGTCAAAAACTCTTTAACATTCAGCATAATGGTGAATTAACAGAACAGGAAAAATGGCGTGCCATTGATAAAGTTAAGGGGTTAACTCTAGGTTCTACTGAAAAGCAAGCATTGGCTGTCAAACAAGCCGAACATGATAAAAAAATAAGAGATCAAGCAAGACAAGAAGCACTTGCTGAACTCCGAAAGGAGTTTGGAAATCATGCCTAAAACTATTAGAGAACTTGCTGATGAATTGGGCGTTTCAAAGCAGGCTATATGGCAAAAGATAAAAAGAGATGCGTCAATCGATTTACGTCAATTTACATCAACAAAAGGCAATACTGTTTACGTTGATGTTGATGGGCAAAAAGCTATTAAAGCAATGTTCTCAAACAATTTGTCAACAAGATACCGTCAACAAAAAGATGATGTTGACGACAACAAAAAAGATGCGGTTGATGGACAAGATGAAGTGAAATTCCTTCGAAATTTAGTATCAGAAATTCAATCTGAAAAGAAAGAGTTACATAAGTTACTAGATCAGCAACAAAGATTGGCCTTACAGGACAAACAACTGCTCGAAGAATACAAAGCAGAAAACGACAGATTAAAAGTTCTCAAAATGCCCTCACAGGAAACAGAATTCAAACACTTAGACAATCAATATAAAGATGAAGTGAACGCTCTTAAAGAGAAGTTGGAAAATTTGCAGGAACAAATCAAAGTTCAAAAAAGGATAGAAGAACAAGAAAAACCAAGAAAATGGTGGGGACTATGACGAAAATAGATGATTCAGTTAAAAAGAAAGTTCCAGAATTGCGATTTGCAGGGTTTGCTGACGCTTGGGAAGAGCGTAAGTTGGGTGCTATCACAGACTCTTTTTCTGGTGGAACTCCGACCGCAGGGAAAGCTGAATACTATGGCGGTGAAATTCCGTTTATCCGTTCGGGTGAAATCTCATCAGATTCAACAGAGCTTTTTATCACAGATGCTGGGTTAAATAACTCGTCAGCAAAGATGGTAGGGATCGGTGATATTCTTTATGCTCTATATGGCGCAACCAGTGGTGAAACGAGTATTTCAAGAATTAACGGGGCAATTAACCAAGCTATACTAGCTATCCGTCCAACTAAAGGTGACGATCCTTACATGATTGTTCAGTGGCTAAAAAAACAAAAAGAAACCATCATCTCAACTTATCTACAAGGTGGCCAAGGGAATTTATCCGGCTCAATTGTTAAAGACTTACTGATAACTTTGCCAAAAAACAAAGACGAGCAAGCTAAAGTGGGTTCGTTTTTCAAACAACTTGACCAAACCATCACTCTTCATCAGCGTAAGTTAGATCTACTCAAGGAACAGAAAAAAGGCTACTTGCAAAAAATGTTCCCTAAAAATGGGGCCAAAGTTCCTGAATTGCGATTTGCAGGGTTTGCTGACGCTTGGGAAGAGCGTAAGTTAGGTGAAGTTGCAACTCTTAGCTCCAGCAAAAGAATTCATTTAAGCGATTATGTAACGGAAGGCATCCCGTTTTATAGAGGAAGTGAAATTAGTACAGGCGGAATCACAGGAAACCAAGAATTGTTTATTTCTCAAGAAAAGTTTGATGAAATAAAAGAAAAATATGGTGTCCCATCAGAAGGAGATATATTAGTTACTGCTGTAGGAACGTTAGGAAACCTTTGGAAGGTTGATAGCCGTAGGTTTTATTATAAAGATGGAAATCTAATTCAAATTAGTAAAATGCAGGTAAACTCAGATTATTTATTAACTTACTTTACTGGTGGGATAGGAAAGAAACGTTTGCTTGATAGTGCAGCCGGCTCTAATCAAAAAGCTTTAACTATGGTAAAGATGCGTGAAATAACAGTAGATTTCCCAAGCGAAGATGAACAAAAAAAAATTGGAGCCTTCTTCAAGTCATTAGATGATACTATCGCTCTTCATCAACGTAAGTTAGATTTGTTGAAAGAACAGAAAAAAGGCTTTTTACAAAAGATGTTTGTTTAGGGTCCATAAGTTCCTAAATAGACCCTCAAAAACATTGTTAAAATAACCCCCAAAATCTATAATATAGATATTGGGGGTTATTTGTCATTATATACTAAAAATAACTTCTTCTATTTGTCATCAATACTAAACAATAATTTGTACAAAGTGATTATTTCTTCTAGTTCTTCACGCGATACATGATCGACAATAGTTTCATCAGTGACATGTCTTGCCCGTAAATCCAAGGCTATGGTTTGATCTAATAATACTTTTCCATATACTGTTTGACTACTAGTTAGTCGATGATACATTGGAAAATTACGCTTGGTACTGCTAATTGGAGCCACAATCGTCATGTTACTTGTCTGACAGACTAGATCATTGCTTAGCGCAATGGCTGGTCGCTTATTCATCTGTTCATGACCACGGCTTGGATTAAAGTTAACATAAAATATATCACCTTGGCTTACCATTGAAGTTCATTACCTTCTGACTTTCCCCAATCAAGCTCGTGATCCCTTTTCCCGTCATCTTGCCAATCCTTAAATAGCTCGTGAATATTGGTTGGGTTCTTTTTTATTGGTGTTAAAACAATTGATCCATTTTCAATGGTTATTGTCATATCTTGGTTATCATCTAATTTCAGTTGTTTAATAATTTGGCTAGGAATTCTAGCAGCTTTCGAGTTTCCCCACTTTGCTAAGCGTGTTTGTTCTTTAATAAGTTCCATATTTTCCCCTCCTAAATTATTATTACAAGTCAAGTATATCCCGTGTAGATACACAATGCAAATATTCTTACTGGAGGTCATTTACATGCAACAAGTTGTCTTACCCATCAAAGATTCAAACGTTCTTAAAGAGGTTCAAGATACGTTACTCAATAATTTTAAAGCTGGCCGACGTAACTATACGATTTTTCAAGTTGGTAAAGCTACGCTACTACGAGTCAGTGATGTCATGTACTTAAAACAGACCGATATTTTTAATCTGGACGGTTCTATTAAACAAAATGCGTTCATTCACGATCGAAAAACGGGTAAGCCTAATACCTTGTACCTTAAACCAGTTCAAACAGAACTCTTATTGTACCGTCAATGGCTGCTTGATCATAAACTAGCATCTGAATGGCTCTTTCCTTCCATTCAACACCCCGAGCGCCATATCACTGAAAAACAGTTCTACAAAATTATGAGTAAGGTTGGCGATTTATTAGGAATTAATTATCTAGGTACTCATACGATGCGCAAAACCGGGGCTTATCGCGTTTACACGCAATCAAATTATAATATTGGCTTAGTCATGAATTTGCTAAATCACTCAAGTGAATCAATGACTTTAGCTTATTTAGGCTTAGACCAGGCTAGTACTGAAACGATGCTGGATAAAATTGATTTTGGTTAGGAGGCTGGCTTTATGGATTTAGATTTTAAATCAAACAAGTATGATCTTTTTGATGATTGGCATCAAAACAAGACTAAACAAGCCTTTACACAAAAGTTGCAGCAACAAGCTCAAATTGAAAAAACACAGCTGCCACAGTTATTGTCGCGTGAAGATTTAAAAATTCGCTGGCAGATGAACTCTCGTCAAAGTGTTCATCAAGTTGCTAGTAAGCCTGATTTTCCGCAACCCGTTTTTGCTTTTAATCATGGTAAGACGCCACTTTACTTAGCAACTGGAATTCAAATTTTTGAAATTAATCACCTCTGGGTGATAACTCCCAGTGCTCGTCTTGCTTATAGTCATTGGATCCTTCGTAATGTGATTGATCAATCTTGATATTTAGCTCTAGGTTTTTGAGGGTTTACTCTAGGTTTTTTATAGTTGGCGCTAGCCTTCTAATACAAATAATACCCATTTCGATGGGTATTAAATCTACCCTTGACAAGTGTAAAGGGTGTAAGTGCACATTGACCTCGTTTCACTCGGTCTGCTGATTCCCATAAAATCAATTTCTGCTGTTGTTAAATTGACTATATTTTTAATTCAATTTATGTTTGAACCTAACTAAGATTGTTATGTTTTAGGTGGGTTTGTGGTAAACACCATTTTAAAGGAAGCTGATCTTTTTTGTCCGAACAGCGTTCGGATTAATTTTACAATCTACCAAACAAGTAGTCTTTTTTACCCTCCCAAAAATTCTCGCATACGTTCATCAACGCTTCGCTCGTCTTTGTGGTCATCTAAGTTTAACTTGAGCAAATCGCTACGTGACTTAGGAGATAGTCCCAATTCAGCACCTAGTTTAGTCAGGTTTTTAACCGCTGAATCGTAAATTTGAGTCATCGGGTTTCGCTTGTAGCCTACGAAGTCTCAGCCAATTTTTTTACCGGTCTGATCTTGTAACGTTTTATAAATTGCTTGGACTTCACCGTTTTCCTGGATATGTTTATACGCATTGCGATAAATCTCATATTGGGAAGCATATTGCTCCACAAGCCCGCTATCAATGCGTTTAACTGGGGTGTTATCCTCTAAAAAAGGCACTAATCGACGCGCACACCTTAGCTTGCCGTCCTAAGTAAGCTGGCGGTGTGCGCGTTAATTGACCGTCGTTGACGTCTTTATCCGTTTTTTTCATTTTCTCTGTCTCCTTTCATTATTGGGTGACCCCCCCTACCTAAAAATTTTCAAAAAACGTTTTCGTCACAAAATGATGGCAATGTGTGTGCTCTTTCTTGGCTAAAATAGGGGCGGGGGGATATTTTTATTTTGATTTAATGTAAATGATCGTGCATTGTCTATTCGCTCTCTAACGAGCTAATAAGTGCCTTTAAAGATGTCGATCATTCATTAATTTGACAATTTCACCAATATTCTCAATTGGGTCTGCATTAGTAAGCTCATTACCATTTCCTGTACCATAGTATGTTTGTTCCCAGATGGTCTTCTTATGATGGCACTGTCTGCATGTCACTACTAGATTGTTGATATCTGCCTTACTATTAGGCTGTGCTTCCACGGGCACAATATGGTCTACAGTTTTGCTGTTAGGCGTAAGCTTTCCTATTATCTTGCAGTACTGACACAAGTAATGGTCACGGTCTAGGACTTGTTGTCTTAGATGTGCCCATTGTCGTGTGCGATAGAAGTTGTATTGCTGACGCTTAGTGTCATCACGATTACGTGTGACTGTGTTGTACTTGTGCGTGTAATGCTTATCGTGGCTACGTGCCCAACGCTCACGGCTGGATAGGTACTCAGCTTCATGCTCATAATGCTGTTGACAATAGTGATCTGGGAAGTTAACCATAGCATGACAGCCTGGTTGTCTACAGCGTCTTACTCTTGGCATGATCATCGCCACCTTTGTGCAAATTAAAAGCGCCATGCTTCTTTGCACGACGCTCGCGTTTCTTCTTATCAGCCAACCAACGCTCTAAGCCACGATAGCAATGGTTCTCTGCTGGGCTAACATAGCCATACTCAGTGTGTCGCATATAGCCACACTCCCAACACGATAATGAGCAGCATCATCAGCAGGCCTAATATTAAGTTGTCCCGTTGATAGTTTCTCATTGCTACTCCTCCAAATTAAAAGGCCGCCTCGTTTGAGACGACCGTGTATGTGATTGGTGTGGAATCGAACCACACGCGGTTATGAACCGTCTACTCTAACCAACTGAGTTAAAGGTCCTTACTGGCAACACGTGCAACGGGAATCGAACCCGCATCTTCTTTGCTCTGCCGTTGAGCTATGCACGTCCATTTCATCATTCGCTTACGATACCAATTTACATCCAAACTAGGGGTCAAAAATACACAAATAATACACTTAATCTAAGTTATACAAGCCAAGTCCCTTAGCACATTCTTTAACGAACTTGTTACGCAATCCAAAAGCCTTAGTATGGCTAACATGAATTAGTCCATTTGTGATTAACCCATCAATCGTATATCGAGGCCGTTTTCTGAAATACAGCTCGTCAATAATAATCTCGGTGTCTTCTCCCACTTCATCTAAGCAGTCATCGATAACTTGGCGTTGCTTCTTCAGTGCATTAATCCGCTTATCCTCATCTAGCGTGATAATTAACCGGTCTTCGCTGTCGTTGAATCCGTTTTGTGCCCGACCACCGCCAACATTCTCATCAGCCGGTTTCATTGGATAACGTAGTTCTTGTTCCCGTTGCTCAATGTACTTATCAATATTAGGATAATCCCGTAAGATGTCCTCAACTGTTCTAATCGTCGATCGTTTCACCAATCATGCCTCCTAAAATGGCCGTGTAAGCTCGTTAAGAATTTTATCCCATCGTCAGCTCATGGATAACCTGGTTGCGTTCCTTCGCTGACAACTTGTTAATCGCGTTGCGCTGGCTGTCGCTCAGCTTGATAAAGTGATTGCCGCACCACACTAACGCCTGTGCCACATCGCCACCATAGCTTGCCATGCCTTGCATAATATATTTTCGATACTCAATCTGTTCGTGTGTCATGCTGTGTCTCCAATAGCTCCGGGTTAGTGTGTACGTTACCGATAACCTTGATTTCACCAATATGGTCACTAACCAGCATTTCATTCCCGGTAGCCAAGTCTTCTCCCAGAATGTAGCTGTTTCCGCCTTCGATGATAATTTGTGAAACTTTTGGTTGAGCATATTTATAATTAGACTTGATAATGTCGCATTCATATATATCCTTGCCGTTCACGTCTTTCAGGCCGGTAAACTGCTCCAAAATTACGCTGTCTAAATCAGGCTCATCATCACCAAGTATATCTGGGTCATTAGAAAAGTCTGGGCCATACGTGTAAATGCTGGTTAGCACCCCTTTAGGGCTAAAACTCAATGCTAACGTATCAATGTTTAACATTCTTTTATGTTCTTTGTCCCACACTCTAAATTTTGGTACCATCATTAACCCTCCACATCTTTAACCTTGACCACACCGTTCAAAATTTTGGCTACTTTGCGGCCAATAAATTTGCCATCCTGTTGACCAAAGTAGGCTGCATCATTGGCATCTTTACTAAAGCTAAAGCACTCTGAACTAAAGTTACTAAGGTAATACACGTTGCTATCTCGTAAATTCGTAATACTAATTATTTTCATTTATGGTTTTCACTCCCATTTCGATAGTGGCGCCGTTGTTCCGCATTACTAAGTCGCTTATGCTTGATGGTGCTAAGAAGCCCCATCACTGCTAACCGCTTAGTTACCCAAATATGATCATGCCCCATTAGACGACCGATCTTTTGCGAATTGTGAATGCCATGATCCCAATAGTATTGAATCTCAACCACATCATTATGACTAATAGTGGCACTAGTTTTCGGATACCTAACTTGTGGATCGTCTTCGTTACCAATCGCGGACTTTCTTAACTTGTGCAATAACGGATTGTCTTCTGGCACTAGCTTAATATTGCCATATTGTTTTTCTAGCTTATTTAAAGCATCATAATCAAGCATTATTATCACCCTTCCGCTGTTGCGCTATCAGGTCTAATTTACCGGCTGCTGGATCAGTCCAATAATGACTGATCACCTGGCGTTTCTTATCTTCAAACAAATAACCGCCGGTAGGTGCATGCCGAATATTAAAGGGGTGCAAATGCCACTGCCTAGTTAAGCCTCTCACCTGTCTATATTCACGAATCGTCATTGTTTCATCTTTCATTAAAATTTTGGCGGGAAACCCATGATTTCAATCATGGGAGGAACGCCCATG